CAGAACTATGACTTACCAACTCTTGTCTAACGTGACAAACCCTGGCATGGATCCTGTGCCAAATCCTTACGTTAAAAACCCTGAGGGTTCTTTTGTCCTCAAAGAAGGAGACAGTCCTGAGTCCATTCGTTATCAAGAATGGCTCGCTGAAGGAAACACGCCTGAACCTGCTGAATAACTACGAGAAATCTACTCTCAATGTAATTTCTTTGCATCCATTCCTACGAATGTGATGTTCCCAGTTCAATGCATCACGTTCATCATAAAAGGTTGCTACTTGTTGTGAGTAGTAACCTTTTTTCTTTGGTTTCATGTAACTGACTTTGAACTTCATAGAGCTGGTTTCTATCAACCGTAACAGAGTTGATCCTACTCATGGAACAGAGTCCTGTCAAGCCCCTTGCCAAGGGTTGCCAGGGGTGATACCTTAGATGAAGTCGCGTCCCTTTATGACAGCGAAAGAAAAACTTGTCTTCGTTTCATCTTTTGTTTGGTTTCTTCACTGGGGTACATGTCTAGCATCTGTCATTCTGGATACGGTTATTCTAAAAAACTCTGCGAGGATGCTACCTCTTGGTTTTTGAGAACGTATTTTCCACGTCACAAGATTTCAGTCGAGATTGAACACAAGGGACTGAAACGTGAAAAGGTTGTAGGTTACTGTGATGTTGTGGGTGAATGTTATCGTCCCCGACACTTTCTGATCGAACTGCAAGCAAACATGGATCGAGAGTTGTATCTCATTACTCTATTTCATGAGTTGACACATGTTGCTCAGTGGATTCGTGGTGACTTGCGACATCGTTATGGTAAGTTGTGTTATTCTCTAGAACCTGTAGAGAAGTATGAGTATGAGAATCAACCACATGAGGTTGAAGCTCATAAGATGGAAAGTGTATTGTTTGATGAGTATGAACTACGGTGAGATGAATCGATGGGATAGTATTCTAGATCCCAAACCTTGCACCAGACCTTATGTTACTAAGGATGGAATGTGGGCTGCCATTCCTATCGCAGGATCAAAAAAACTTGCGATCATCAATAATGGCAACTGGGTGAAGGTCTCCCGTAACTATAAAAGTGCGGTGAGTTTCATCCATAAGAAAATCAAATAGGTCAGGGTGTTGCCACCCACCTCTGACCATCGTATATTGACCTTGTTGATGAATCTCTAATTAACTAAATTTTCTTTATCATGTCTGACCTCAAAGTTTTTAAGAGACAACAGAGTCAACACATTAGTATGACTATCTCTGATTTTGCTAAAATCTTAGTTTATATGATGGCTGATGTCACATTTCAGGCTGGTCAATGGACAAGATGGACAGTAGAACTCCAAAGTGAATATATCAGATCACTTATTACAGGAGAGGCGCCATCTGATATTATTCTATCGGACAATGAATCTTGCATGGAATATTGGCGAGACTCATCAACGTCTGATTTCACATACTTCAAAGAGTGGTTAGAGAAAAAAATCAAATGGTTGATTGTTGATGGACATAACAGAAAAGTTGCTATTGCTGATTTCTTAGCTGGTAAAGTTCCTCTACCTTGTTCTTATTACGACATTGAATTCGTAACTAGAAATGGAAAAACATTAAGATTTACTGGTAACATTGATTCTCATAATAATACTTTTGGCACCATGCCATCAAGATTGAAGGAAATATTTCATAATCTGCCAATTACTATCACATCTTACACAAATTCATCAAGAGATGAATTATCTGACTTATTCGTTCAAGTCAACTCTGGTAAAGAGTTAAATCAACCTGAGAAGAGAAACGCAAAGACATCACAAATTGCTACAGTCATTCGTAACTTGGCGACAGAGTTTGTGAATTACTTTGATAATTGGTTTGGCGAAAAAGAGTTGAATAGAAGAGGACTTGATGGATATTTGGCTAAAATGGCTTACATGTGGTGCGCTGATGATGTAAAATGTAATCCTGATGATAAAAACTTGTGGAATATGTACGCTGTAGATTCTCCCCAAGATAAAAACTTTAAAGAAGTGGATAAGAAGTTAAGACAATTTTTTAAAGAGGTTCTATCTAATCAAAAGTTAAAATCAATTCCAAATAAGAATTGTATATTTGATCTATGGGTAATATGGTTGAACGTGATCAAAGATGATAAACATTTCTTGAACCATAAGATAGATCAATTCATACTTGACTACATCAAAGTTTGTAGTAAACTCGTGCAAGATAAAACATTACATGAATCACCACCCGAGTTTTCAAAAAATGCTTGGAAAGTTCCCAAGAGTTTTGAATTGATGATAGGCGGTCTACAACCACAGAATAATGTATTGAGAAATAGACTAATCTTGGAAAAACTAGATGTTGACAAGTATGTAGAAGACAACAGGCCAAGAGTTGTAAATAATTGGACAAAACTGGGCGTTGCTCTTGAACAAGATCTCACAACACCTGATGGGTCAGAGATTATGCTTGAGAAGTTACAAACTGCTGAGTATCACAAAGGTCACAAACATACGCCTCATAAAGATGGAGGACATGCTACATGGGATAATACCGTGATTCAAACTAAAAAAGAAAACCTAACATTAGGGGCAAAACCAGTTGAATAACTGTCACAGGGGGCTCGCCGAGTCCCCTTTTTTGTCATATCATATATTCATCGACAGAAGGTTATGCAACTCCGTCCCCACCAACGTGAAGCATGTGATGCAATGCTTAAACACAATCGTGGACAGATCATTGTGCCTACTGGTGGCGGTAAGACAATGTGCATGATCAGAGATGCCATTGATACTATCGATAGACTTGATATTTCTACTATTGTTGTAGTTGCTCCTCGTATTCTCTTGGCAGAACAACTCTGTTCTGAGTTCCTTGAGCATATTGACGTTGAAGATGTTGAGATTCTGCATGTTCACAGTGGTGAGACTACACACCTTAGAACCACTAAAGTCTCTGCAATCGAAGATTTCAATCACTTCTGTTGGAAGAACAATCGTTCTTCTTTGATCTTTACTACCTACAACTCTCTCCACAAAGTTTATGAGAGTAAGATTCAAGTAGATAACATCTACTTTGATGAGGCACACAACAGTGTCAAACGGAACTTCTTTCCTGCCACTGAAAACATGACATTCCGTGCTACTAGGAAGTATTTCTTTACTGCGACTCCGAAACATTCTCTGACTGTATTCAAACCAGGGATGAATGATCCTGAGATCTATGGTCAGGTCATTTGCAATGTTCCTGCAACCAAACTTGTTGACGAGGGTTACATTCTCCCTCCTAAAGTTGTCATCAAGGAGTTGCCTTCTGGTGATGCGAAACAGTCTGATTGCAAGAATCTGTTGGACACCATTGATGACAACTCTCTCAACAAAATCCTGATTGCTGCACGTTCTACGAAACAGATCATCAATCTTATTCAGGAGTCTTTGTTCTGTGCAGAGTTGACCGAACGTGGTTATTCTTGGATGGTAATCACATCTAAGACTGGTGCAATCATCAACGGTCATGTAGTCACCCGTGAACAGTTCTTCAACACTCTGAATGCTTGGGGACGTGATTCTTCTAAGAAGTTTGTGGTTATTCACCACTCTATTCTGTCCGAAGGTATGAACGTCAAGGGACTGGAAGCTGTGTTGTTCATGCGTAACATGGACTACATTGGCATCAGTCAGTCAATCGGTCGTGTGATCCGTCTGGGCGACCGCCAGAAGACGTTTGGGCTTGTCTGTGTCCCTGTTTATGATAAAGTGGGTATCGGTACTGCCAGGAGTGTCCAGGCAGTCGTTGATACCGTGTTCAACCAAGGTCAACCCGCAATCTCTACTGTTCGTCGATGAAACAATCTAAGAACTGGCGTGCTTATGCCCGCACTGCATTTAATGCACTGAGAGCCAACCGTGATAGCTGGGGAGATCCCGATTGTTTTCGTCCCATTTCACGGTTGTTTTACATTGCTGTCTTTGATTGTGCTCAGGTCAATCACACTGGCATGATCAGTGAAGAAGCACTGAAGAACCCAAAAGAACGCACTCACGATCACTGCAATCGACCACAATTTATTGGTCGCATGATCATGGACAGACCAGATATTTACTTGGAGGATTATGTTCTCTTTGAAAATCTGTTCTGGATTGCTTGCACAACCATCACTGTCACCAAGTCTGAGAACAAACAACTTAGCCTCCTGACTGAACACAACAATGGAGAGTATAAAGTTTTTGTCACATCAGATCTTACATACAAACATCTTGGGATAAACTTGTTCCAGAGGAAAAAAGGTAATCGATGGTCGATGGAGAATTGTATTCCATGTGACAACCTAATTCTCACACCTCCAGATGTTCTAGAACACGAAAAACTTTTCCTTAAATAGTATCAGTTGCTCTATCTCATGAAAGATCAAAACACCATTCCTGACGGCGAAACTAAGAAGGATAAATGGAATCGAGGACTTGACATCTTCATTGAATCTGTCATCGAACCAGATCCTGCACTGAGAGCGTGTGCTCACAATCAAAAGTGTTATCATGAGCTTATGGATATTCGGGAGAATGTTCTCGACTATCTTAAAACTAAGAGGTGGCACTGATGTATGAAGAACTAAACTGTTTTGAGGAGGCATTGAAACACTTCGGCACCCGTGTTGAGGTTATCTGTGCTATGGAACTGTCAAAAAAACTTAGTTCTGAAGATGCATATCAAATGATCAAAGAAGAACTTAAAGGAGTCAAAAAGTGTCGCAAGGAGTTCAAAAATGATAGATGCTAATGAGATCGAGTGCTACATTGATGAGACCAAAGTTGATCGAGAAGAGTGTATAAGAGATGTGACAGACTCTCCCAAAGATTGGGAAGACTTCTGGTATAGTCCAGAGGCACAAGGCACATGGGGATCTGATACTTTTGAGGAAGTATGGGAAACCATGGACAAAATTGAACCACTCACACCCCCAACAAACAAATGAGTTTCGACCGCAAAAAACAGCTCTCTGATAAAGAAATTGAGTCGATGAAGATTGCTGTCAATGAGACAGACATCAAAGCAATTCATCCTGACAAAATGGAAGACTTTGCAGAATATATGGTGCAAAGTTTGAAGAGTTCTGAAATTGTGGACGATTATGCTAACAAACTCATGGATCCTCCCACACGGAGACGCGGCGGGAAACTGAGTGACTGACCAGTTCGATTAGTGTCACACGGGGTCGCACTGACCCCGTTTTTCGTGTATATTAGATGAGTGGAGGGGAGACCCGACACAACACACCGAGAGGTAAACAGTAAGAGGGATCGACAAACTGATCCCCACCTCTCTCACATTTTCCTCATCATGGCAACTCGTTCACGCATTGGTATTCAATTCAGTGACAACTCTGTTCTTTCTGTTTATCATCATTGGGATGGTTATCCTCAGTGGTTGGGTCGGATTCTTACGGCACACTACAATACAAAGGAGAAAGTAGCAGAACTGATTGACGGTGGTGATATGTCATCTTGCTGGAATGATACTGTCTGGGGTGAAGATCGCACCGATGGTCAAAAGTATGGTCCCGAGTATTATTCTGCTCGTGGTGAGAACTGCCCTCCTCGCTATGATGATGACATCTTCGATTTCCTGAAAAAGGAAAATAATGAAGAGTATGCTTATGTCTGG